ATGGGTTTGAATCTTCAGAAGGCAAACAAGATTGTGTATTTCAGTCTGACAGAAGAAGCGGAACTGTTTCAACAGTCCATGAAGCGTATTCACCGAATTGGTCAGGATAGACCCTGCTTCTATTACATTCTGATTTGTCAGAACAGCATTGAAGATACGGAAATTCTTCCAACACTGAATATTAGAAAGGAACTGACAGATGATTTGTTTCAAGGATAAAGCAATTTTGTTCCTGCTTGGCTTCGTCATGACGTTACAGGTTGGAATGGTATTTCGAATGGAACGGTTGATTCGAACCGTAGAATCGTTTGAACCTGTTGTGATTGAGCAGGTGCAGGAAACCGAAAAAGCAACTGAAGTTATTGAAATTGTTGAAATTCCTTTGGTTACTGAAACAAGTGAAGAAGAAAGTGAAGTTTCTGAAGACACAAGTGAAGACGTAACTGAAGAAGTTTTCAAAGAACCCAACATTTCTATTGAAGAAACAGAAATTCCTGTGGTTGAAACTGTTCCCATTCGGATTGATTGCCGTTTGGATGACGCAACACAACAGATGATTCTTGAAAAGTGCGAACAATACAATATTGATTTTGCATTTGCAATGGCAGTCATTTTCAAGGAATCTTCCTTCAGACCTGATGCGGACAGCGGTTCCAGTGTCGGTCTGATGCAGATCAACAGAATCAACCATCCTTGGTTATCACAAGAACTTGGAATCACTGATTTCTTTGATCCAGAACAGAATGTGACAGCAGGACTTTACGTTCTTCGTGGTTTGTTTGACAAATATGAAGATCCCCACAAGGTTCTGATGGCATACAACATGGGTTCCACTGGTGCAAAACGAAAGTGGGACAAGGGTATTTATACCAGTGCTTATTCTGAAGGTGTCCTTCAGACAGCAGAAAAATACACTGCGGAAATCGCAGAAAGGATTGGTTAAAGATGTATTACACAGATGATCCAATATCAGATTTCAAAAATCATGATATTGATCAGCAAAGAAAACTGGAACGATTACCTGTTTGTAATTGTTGCGGTGAACACATCCAACAGGATATGGCGGTATTCTTGGATGATAACTGGTACTGTGATGATTGTTTGCGTAACGCAAGAACCCCAATTGAAACGGATTGGTGATTTTTGATGGCGGCAGAAAAAAACTTTGAAAATCGTCTGAAGAAATTCCTTGAAGATGAAGGTTGTTGGTTTGTCAAGTTCTTTGCCAACGCTTACACCAAAAGCGGCATTCCTGACCTTCTGGTTTGTTGTAACGGTTCTTTTGTAGCAGTTGAAGTGAAAGCACCAAATGGTAAACCTTCCGAACTTCAGAAGATGAACATTAAAAATATTATTGAACAAGGTGGTTGGGGTGTGATTTTATATCCTGACCAATTTGATGATTTTAAGAAAATAATTCATTGCTTGAAGAAAAGAAATGAATTCAGTGCCGAACTACTCTTGTTCAAAATCAATGAAAGGTGGGACAAGTGATGCAGGTAAGTCATTCCCGTGTTGAATGCTTCCACCAATGTCCTGCAAAGTTTGGTTTTCGTTATATGGAAGAATTGAAGACCATTCCTGATGACAAACCTGACAACGCCTTGTATCTTGGAACCGCGTTGCATACTGGTTTGGAAATTGGCGTGGAAGAAGCAATCAACCAGTATTACGGTAATTATCCCATCATCACAGATGAACACATTCATGAAGCAATGAAGTTGGAAGTCATGATTCCAAAGGCAAGACAGATGATTCCTGACGGTCAACATGAAGTTCTGATTGATGATCCTGATTTCAAAGGATTTATTGACCTTCTGGTTTCCGTTAAGAATCTATCCCTTGAAGAAAGGGATGAAATCTGTTGTAAATGCCCCAAATATTACGATTGTGATAATTGCGAAAGTGGTCATTGTCCTTATGGAAAATACGATGAAATTTATGACCTTTATGATTTCAAGTATTCCAACAACAAACAGAACTACTTGGATTCTGATCAGCTTCATCTGTATAAGTATTTCTTTGAAAAGAACAATCCTTTGTGTTCCATCCGAAATATGTATTTCCTGATGATTCCCAAGTCTAAATGTAAGCGGATCAAGGGCGAGGATCTGACTTCGTACAGACAGCGGTTGTTGATGGATCTGAAAACACTGGAACCTGAACTGGTTCCAATCCAGTATGATCCTGACAAGGTGATTCGTTTCCTGCTACAAACCAAAGGAATGTTGGAAGCGGACACATACCCAAAGCGCACAAGTTACCTGTGCAGGTACTGTGAATATCAAGCATTTTGTGAAAAAGGAGAAGATTTTATGTTGTTACCTGAAAACAAACGCAGAAACGTTGAAACTGCAACAAAAAAGGTTGTGTGGATCTATGGTTCACCTTTCAGTGGAAAGACAACCTTTGCAAACCATTTCCCTGATCCCATCATGTTGAACACGGATGGAAACATCAAGTTTGTGGATGCCCCGTATATTCCGATTCGCGATGAAGTCAAGAAGGTTGGACGCATGACAGAACGTAAATTTGCATGGGAAACCTTCAAGGAAGTTATTTCTGAACTGGAACTGAAGGAAAATACCTTCAAAACCATTGTTGTTGACCTTCTGGAAGATGTCTATGAATATTGCAGACGCTATGTGTGCAATGAACGCGGATGGGATCATGAATCTGATGATAGTTTCAAGGCGTATGACATCGTAAGAACGGAATTCCTTTCTGTTCTGAAGCGTTTAATGATGTTGGATTATGAAAATATTGTTCTGATTTCCCACCTTGATACAGGTAAGGACATCACCAAAAAGGGTGGTGACAAGATCACAAAGATTGCACCGAACCTGAATGAAAAGATTGCAAACAAGGTTGCAGGTATGGTTGATATCGTTGCACGTTGTATTGCTGATGATAAGAATTATGTTCTGTCATTCAAGACCAATGAAGTTATCTTTGGCGGTGGTAGATTAAAATTCAAGACTGCTGAAATTCCGCTTGATTATAACGCATTCTGTAACCTTTATGCGGAAGCAAATGCAAATATCACACCTATTGCAAAGCCGCCTGTAGAAGTCACAGAAACGCCTTCCCTTACAGAAAATGTACATTCTGAACCTGAAACGGTTCCGTCTGAAGAAGCTACACCAGTTGAAGAAACCAACACCGTGGATAACGGTACTGAACCCGTCCGCAGACGTAAGCGCAGAACTGAATAAATCAATAAATATATTTTTGAAAGGAAGTATTTGATTATGGAAAACAAGAACATTTTTGCACAGTGGGACAACGCAGTTGACATGGAAGGTCTTCAGAAGGACATTCAGGATGCCGCGCAGAATAGCGGTGGTAACTTCAAGGAAGTTCCCCATGGTAAGTATGAAGTTTCCATTGAAAAGATGGAACTGAAGGCAACTAAAAAGGGTGATCCGATGGTTTCTATCTGGATGAAGATTTGTGACGGTGAATATGAAGGTTCTATGATCTTCATGAATCAGGTTATCACACAGGGTTTCCAGATTCACATTGTCAATGAATTCCTTCGTTCTTTGACTGCAAATTGTGCGGTACCTACCATTGAATTCAAGTCCTACGCACAGTATGCAAATCTTCTGATGGACATTCATGAACTGATTGCTGATTCCTTTGAGTATGGTCTGAAGTACGGTAAGACCAAGAAGGGTTTCAACACCTTTGACATCACTGACGTTTTCGCACTGGAAGACTGATTGATTCATAGTGGTGGGGACAGAAATGTCCCTACCACTAAACAAAATCAAAAAGTTTCTTGAAAGTGAACGGTGATTGCAAATGCTTAAAGTTTTAAGTCTTTTCAGTGGAATTGGTGCATTTGAAAAGGCATTGGAAAACTTGGATGTTCCTTATGAACTGGTTGCGTTCTGTGAGTTTGACAAGTATGCCACAAAATCATATTGTGCCATTCACGCTGCCGATGAATCTCAAAATCTTGGTGACATCACAAAAGTTGATGAAACCAAACTTCCCAAAGACATTGACATCTGTTGCTATGGGTTCCCATGTCAGG